CCTCTGCCACAACTAGTTGCGCTAGCAGATAACGGACAGGCTCGTGGAGCGTTCCTCGGTGCATTTGCACAAGGACCTACAGCAGAACCAGTTCTAATTCAAAGCTGGTACGACTTTGGAAAAACTTTTGGAAGCCTTTCAGATAGCTACCCAGCTACCTGGTCGATCTATTCGTTTTTTGCAAATGGCGGACGTAGTGCTTACATTAAGCGCGTAGTAGGTTCAGGTGCTACAGCAGCATCAGTAACTCTTCGTGACCGTGCAGGTACCCCACTTAGTACACTTCGAGTAACAGCAAAGAGTGCTGGTGCTTGGGGCAACGCATTAACAGCAGAAGTTACAGCCGCTTCTACAACTACATTTAATCTGATTATTTCAGATGCAAATGGCATCCTAGAACAGTTTACTGATCTAAGCATGTCTACAACAAACAGCCGCTATTGCGTGGCTTACGTAAACTCAGCTTCATATTACGTAACACTTACTAACCTAACCTCAGGTACAGCAGCCCCAGCTAACATGCCAGAAGTTGCCGGAGTCAAGACATTTGCCTCAGGAGCAGACGGATCAGCACCTACACGTGCTAGCTACCAAACTGCTCTAGCAACATTTGATCCAATTACTAACCCAATGATTATGATTAACGCAGACGCATCTTATGCTTTTGCATCAGGCGGTGAAACTGGAGCTCGTGCAGCTAAGGTTCTTTTGGATAACGATGTTACTGCTTATGCAGATGCTCGTGGCGATGTATTTGCGCTAATCGATCCACCAGCAGGAAGTACATCAGCAGAAGCTATTACTTACGCAATCGATGGTTGCGGAGCGGTAGATGGCGGAAACGCAGCAATCTACTTCCCATGGGTAGTAATCCCAGATCTACTAAAGTCAGCACCAGGTGCTACTCGCGTAGTTGGACCAGCAGCAATTGCAGCAGGTAAGTATCTAGAAACAGACGCTTCACGTGGAGTATTCAAGACCCCAGCAGGTTTTGGTACAAAAATTAACAGCGCAGTTGCTCTAGAGCGCAGCCTAACAAATACAGAACTAGATAACCTCAATGCAGCATCAAAGCCAGTAAACGCTATTCGTAACGTTCCTGGTGGCGGTATTGTAATCATGGGTGGTCGCACACTCAACAACTCAACCGGAGAACGCTACATCAACGTACGTCGTTCAATGATTTTCTTGAAGAAAGAAATCACCGACCGTAGCAGTTTTGCGGTATTTGAGAACAACAGCGAAATTCTTTGGAATCAACTTCGTACTGCGATTGGAAACTTCCTTCGTAATTACTGGTCACAGGGTGGCCTACGCGGTGCATCTCCAGAGCAGGCGTACTACGTAAGATGTGACGCTACAAACAATACACCTACAGATATTTTAAATGGTCGAGTAAACATCGAAGTTGGTGTGGCTGTTGAATATCCTGCAGAATTCGTAGTGATCAGCATTGGGCAGATCACCGGAAGCGCTTCGGCGTAGTAAGGACAAGGGATAAATCATGGCAGATAGACTAGCTTTTACTAACGTACTAAGTTCTTTAACAACCGATCCAGTTCGTAACTTTCGGTTCTTAGTAAACTTTTTACCAACAGCTGATACCGCAACCCCAAAGTTTGCGTTTAATGCTCAAATGGGATTTACCTCAGTATCAGGCCTAACCGTCTCTACTGAAGCAATCCAATACCGTGAAGGTGGATACAACACCACTGTTCACCAGCTACCCGGACAAACTTCGTTTAGTCCAATTACCCTTAGCAAAGGCGTAATGTTGGGAGATTCTTCACAACTTGATTGGATGAAGCGCCTATTCTCACTAATTAGCTCAGGAGCTAAAGCGGGTATTGGAGCGGATTTCCGTTGCGATTTGGAACTACAAGTTCTAAGTCATCCAAACCCTGCTGGCTTACCTGGTGAGAGTGCAACTCTTTCTGGAGTAAACTCAGCATCACCTCACGTAGCTATTCGTTTCCGGGTATACAATGCTTGGATTACAAACCTTTCATACAGCAACCTAGATGCTGGTGGAAATAGCTTGATGGTCGAAGAAATGACTCTTGTTCACGAAGGTTGGGATGCTAAGTACGCTCAAGCATTGACAACTGCAGGATCAGCAAAAGAGTTCTAATAATCTAAGAAAAGGAATATAACATGTCTACAACTATTAAAGCCGCAGAAAGTCCGGCTATGGCTAACAAACTGTTAGAAGATGTAAACAACCTTGTCAATCAGGAAGTGATGGGATCTATACCAGTAGTTAACATCCCATCACTACCTGAGGCAGAGGTTAAGCTTCCGGCGGGTTTTATTGAACCGTTTGAAGGAACTGTGCACAGAACCGCTGAAGTTAGAGAACTCACTGGCGCCGATGAGGAAGCCATTGCAAAGATCTCTGATCCAGGCAAAGCTCTTTTATCTATCTTAGAACGAGGAACAGTCTCCGTTGGGGGACAACCAATTACTAAGGCTATCTTAGGAGTTTTACTTGCCGGAGACAGAGAAGCTCTGTTACTAGCAATTAGAAAAGCAACATTTGGATCAGAAGTAGAGCTATCTACTGTATGCGACAAATGCCCTGAACTTCAAGTCTTTAAAGTTGATCTAGATGAAGATGTAGAGACCAAAGAACTAGATGATCCTATTAATGATCGTAGATTTACAGTAGAGCTTAAAGCAGGCCTTGCAAAGGTAAACCTACCTAGCGGGGAAGTTCAAACAAAGATCATTAATGCTACCGATAAGAACTCTGCAGAGCTTGATACTTTGCTATTGACTTCTTGTGTAGTAGAGATTGGTGATCAGCCAGTTCTAGACGCTAGTCGGATTAGAAATCTGGGAATTACTGATCGTAGGACCCTGCTAGAAGAGATTGCAAAGCGTAATCCTGGACCACAACTAAGCGAAATTAAAAAGGCTTGCAAAAATTGCGGCCAGGAGGTAAGCCTGCCACTAACACTGGCAGAGTTGTTTCGTCAATGAAATAACATACCAAGACGTAATTGATTCTTATGATCTTCTAGCTCAGTATTACCCGGGTTGGTCGTTACAAGATTTAAGAAGTCTTACCGTACGAGAACGATTAATATTTTTATCTAAAGCTATAACAAGACCTAAGGCGGTGAGATAACTTGGCAGAGGCAAGAGGAAACTTAGGCACCGGTGGAGATGAAGCTTTCACCGGTCAAAAGAGTGTCGAAAAGTTAACTGAGACCGGTAATAAAGGTCTGCTTAACATGCTTAAAACCGTAACTAATATAGAAAAAAGTTACGAAAAGATAAAAAAACATGCTGAAGCAACTGCTGAAGCTCAAGCGTCGGCTAGTGGAAAACCTACTAGCACCATGGGCTCCAGCCTTGCTCAACTGCCTGATAGAGGCGGCGGCGGAATGTCAACCGCTTCAAAGGTTGGCTTAGGAGTAGCAGCAATAGGTGCAGGTGCTATGGGCATTATGCCTAACACCATGACAGCTGTAACACAAAGACTTAGCGCTGAAGGCGTTGCCATGTACAGTTCTGGCCGCATGGGTGCTCGAGGAGTAATTAGCTCCGCAAACTCTATGGTTGGTCGTGGAAACGCAACTAGCTCTATGGGTCCAACTATGGCTATGGGACAGGTATTGTCTCAAGGTGGTTACGGTGCACAATCAGTAAGCACACAAAGAATTATGAGCCAGCTTGGTGGCATGAGTGCCGTCAGTGGTATGAGCAACGAACAAGCAGCGGGATCTTACGCTAGCCAAAACGGAATGAACATGTTGCGCCTAGGAATTAGACTGCGTGACCGCGAAGGAAACCTAAGACCCCCTAACGAAATTATTAACGAGCTGTATTCAAAAATATACCGAGGAAAGACACCTAAAAATCCTGAGGTAATGTTTAGCCCAAACAGCGTTGAGTACCAGACAATTATGACTATTGCTGGCGGAGACCCCAGCCTATTTAATTTATATGCCAGCGGACTTATGGCTAGATTTAAAAACAACAAGCCACTTACTGCAAAGCAAATGGGCAGTGCTAAAGGCATGCTTGGAACTATGGGCGTTAAAGGTGGAGTTCAAGAGAGTAACTTTAATTTCCAAAGCTCACAGAATCGTCTTTTAGAAGGAACAGAAAAAGGATTAGTTGGCGGATATCAAGGAGCCCTTGGAGCAGCCGCTGCAGTTAATAACGGTTTTGCTGCTATAGCTGAAACCTTGCCTGGCGTAGTAAACGGCCTAGCATCTCTCAAAGGAATATTACAGACTCTTCCGCAAGCAGGTGGCGCAGGAGCAACTATGTCTGGTGCCGCAGGTGCACTTTCAAACATGCTTATGATGCGTATGGCACTTGGTGGCGGAGGAAAACTTATTGCTCCCGCTCTAGGAGCAGCAGGCGCAGCAGGCACGGCAGCAACAGCTGGTGCAGCAGGCGCTGCAGGTGCAGCCGGAACAGCAGCAGGTGCTGCAGGAGTTGCAAGTAAATTTGGTAAGTTTGCTTCATTAGCAAAACCAGTGCCTATTTTAGGAGCTGCTCTTTCTGCTTACGGCGGATATCAAACTGCAAAAGCTAAAAAAGGATTTGATTTTAAGTCAATGTTTTCAAGTGCTGCTGTAGGTGGAGGTGCTGGAGCCCTTCTGGGAGCTGGAACCGGCCCTGGAGCATTAGTAACAGGTTTAATTGGTGCGTTAGTTGGTGGCGGTTCAAACGCAATTGGTCAACTTTTAGGTAAGGGTGGAGGAGAAAGCTCTGGTCCCGCAAGTGCTGGGGGATCACAAACTGTAGGTATTAACCCCGCTCCAAATTCAAAGCATATTTCTTCTGCTTTTGGTTGGAGAAGCAACCCAAATAATCCTAAGGAAAGACATCACCACGGAGGCATTGACTATGCCATGCCAGTTGGTAGCCCTGTACTTGCAGCAGCAGATGGTGTTGTAGATCAAGTAACAACTCAACCAAATTCTTCAAGAAGTTTTGGTCTGTACATTGTAATTAAGCATGAAGGTTTTTATACCTACTACGCACACTTAAGTCGTGCGGTAGTAAAGGTTGGACAAAAAGTTACCCAAGGAAGTCTTATTGCTTACTCTGGCGGTAAGAAGGGCGCTCCAGGCTCAGGTTCTTCTACCGGACCCCACCTTCACTTTGAAGTACGTAAAGATAAAACAAGCAAGCAATCAGTAGATCCTAAGAGTATTTTTGGAAAAATTAAGTCAAGCGTTTCTGGGTTATTTAAAAACGACAAAGCAAGCAATGCTCCTGATGCTGGTGACTTGTCACAGTTTGTGTTGGGAGGGGATACTCCTAAAGGAACTATGTACGCGGGCGGTCAACTTTTAGCAATGATTCAACAGGGCGGACCACTTTCATACGGAGATGTCTCTGATTCTGGCGCCGTAGACTGGGCTAAAAGTAAAGGACAAGGCTCGTCTGTATTAGATGGTTTAATGGGCGACAATCAAATGACCTCTGCTTCTGGAGACACTGGCGGAATGGCTTTTGGTTCTCGTAAGGGATTGCTAAAGGCTCTTCATGCTCAAGGTTTTAGAGGAAAGGCTCTTCAAACAGCTTTTGCAGTAGCGTTAGCTGAATCCGGTGGTCGTAGTAAGGCTGTTGGCGATGAAAAAATTACTAACAAAACCTACGGTCCAAGTATGGGTGTCTTTCAAATTAGAAGTCTTAAAGACCCTAAAAAGTTTGGTGAGTCCGGGCAGTGGAGAGATGGCAAGCGTTTGTTTGATCCATCCTTTAACGTTAAAGCAGCGTGGAATATTTCTAACGAAGGTAAAAATTGGAAAGCTTGGTCTGCGTATAGTAACGGCGCTTTCTCACAGTTCTTAGATGATGCTGAAGCAGCTTCTAAAGCAGCAGGTATTCCAGGACACTTTTATGGTGCTGACTCAACTAAAGAAGGACTTGCTTATTTGCACGACGGTGAAATGGTTCTTAATAAGGGTCAAGCAGACCGTATTAGAAACAACAGTAGCGGGGGATCAGCTAGCTCTATTAACGTAAGTATGACTGTTAACATTGCTAAAGCAGGAGATAATGAAGTTCTTGTAATGCTTGATAAGTTTAAAAAGGCAATAGCCGCAGACAAAGACATTGCAGCGATAGGGAGTAACTAATGCCAGACGCACCTTCCGGGTATTTTTACACCGTCGAAGCTTACGAAATTAATAAGTACAGCACCGATCAAGATACTGCTCCATCCATTTATGGGGTAAGGTTTACCAAAAGTAAAACAGTAATGATT